CCGATCGCTCCGCTGTTTGATGTGGCGTTCAACCTGGAGCAGCCGGTCTATGCTATTGTGAATGAGTTCAACCTGGGCGAACACGTTGCGCGGATGAAAAGCAGAAACCCGACATGGAGCGATCGCCAGCTAAGGTGCGTGCTGTACTGGCAACCGAAGGCCCGTAAACAGCTCGCGGGAAAGATCGATCGAGCTCTCGAGGGGCTGCAGGGATATACGGCAACCTGGTGCCCTAAGGGAATGGGCGTGAATGTTACCGAGACGCTCGAGCAAGCAGGAATATCCCTTGAATGGCCACCGAATGCGATCGCCAGACAAGTGGCTTTTTTAGGGAAGTCTATTTTGGTCCAAGAAGAACCTCATCAACAAGTAAAGCTTCACCGCCTAAAGTCCAGTTACTGCATCCCAAAAGTGCGGGAATAACTAAAAGCCCCAGCATAAAATCTCCACCTGACTCATTGGCAGAAATATTATCTACAACATTTCCACCAAGCTCCTTGAGCTTCCCTTGAATGGCCGGTATAACTAGATTTACATCTGCTGTAGAGCGTGAATAGTTTCCGCAAGAGCTTGAATCAACAGAAAATTTACCGAGGCTCTTAACCTTACCAGCGTTGGCGGCAGCCTGGACCTGGACTTTCGCGAATTTTTCAGAATAAAACCCCTGACCAAGTAAATACTGGTTTGAGGGCGCGCATCCCATAATTAGGACCACTAATAGCGCTAAGCTCACCTTTCCCATAATTTAACCCCTCTCGTAATTACCTCTCTATATTTTTCATGCCTTCTTCCCTTCGCATTCACTTCGATGGCTTGCGAGAACTAGCCTCTCTTCAGCATATTTTAAAACATCCTTCTTTTGCGCTTCAGTTAGCTGAGCTATCACCTCGCTGAGCTTTTTAGAAGTCTTGGGGTGAATATGGACCTCTGGTTCGTCGACCAAAATTAAGGGTTTAGGCATACTCTTTAGATGGAGTTTATGGCTGCATGCCTCTTCCTGTTTTACCTGCCCGGTCGTTTCGATATCGCCTAAGGGTCTTTCTTCTCCAGTCAATAACCACCAAGAGTCAACACCAAAGCGTCCGCAAACGAGGACAATAAATTCAACGGGAGGAGTCCTACCATTTAGGTATTGATTCACGGTGGTGGAGCTTACGCCCAATTTCTCCGCAAACTTACGTCCCGAAAGAGCACCCTTAATTATTTTTAGTCTGTCCTCGATTGAGCTCATTTTTCTCTTGCCATTGTCCTCGTTTGAGGATATTTTACCGTTGTCAGTTTTACTACTAAGTTTTAGAGAGCCAAAAAAAGGGGTTACCTTATGACACCCATGTTTTGGAAAGCTTTGAGTTTTATCTTAGCCGTGCAGGTTATCGATGTCGCTCTTGATGCCATCGGTACCCATTATGGCATCGGTTATTTCTCCAGCCTTGTCCAATCTGGACAGGCCATTCAGTCGGGTATTGTGGGGGCTGCCTTTTATCATGATTTTTTGTTCCATCCAAAGGGCAAATAAGTCGATGGACTTTTTAGTAGCGTATCCGATCGTGAACCAAAAGACATCAGCAGGTCCGGCAGCAGCACATAATTGTGAAGTGATTTCAACCCCTGGTATTTCGAGGGCCATTAACTCACTCGCAAAGTTTTCGTCTTCAGTTTCAATATGCGCTTCATGAGACATAAAGGAGCCTCCGGTGAGAAGTACAACTAATAAAAAAGAAGTCAGATCAGACTGGCACCCGGCCGACATCAAGTGTGCCATGGACAAAAAGGGGTACAGCTTCGCCCGGATCGCTCGCGAGTATGGCTGTATCGCACGCAACTCGCCAAATAGCGTGCTGCGTAAGCCCTGGTCCCATATGGAGAAGATCGTTGCCGGGATCATCGGCGTGCGGCCTGCCGACATCTGGCCGAGCCGCTATGACCGCCGTGGCAATCCCCTTAAAGAGCGCTCGGCAAGGATTACAAGTAAGGGCAACAGATTACAGGAATTGAAAGCGGTTAGCAATGTCTAAAAGAGTCCGCTCACCAGACAGCTCGCAGCTCTCGCTGCTGGATCTGATCCGGCATGCTCAGGAGTTGGAAGAGACTCCCGCTCCCCAGGGCCGGGATAATATCGAGCGTGAACTGCGCTTAGCAATGGGTGATGCCATAAAGAGATGCCCGCTCTCGATCCATCAAATAGCGGGTGAGATGAGTCACCTCCTTGGCGAGTCGGTCTCCGCTGACACTATTTATTCTTGGACCTCTGAGTCGAAAACCAATCACCAGGTTTGGGGCTGTAGGCTGCCGGCATTCTGCCGCGTAACGGGGTCGCGCCGGCCCATGGAGCTCCTGGTGCAGGCCGCGGGAATGTACTGCCTACCCGGGCCGGAAGCGCTTAGGTCTGAGATTCAGCACTTGCGCGAGGAAGAGCAAAAAGCGTCCCGGGAGAGGAAGAGACGGGAACTATTCTTACATGAAATGGAGAGGGCTCGATGAGCAAGAAAAGCTACCACCCAGTGCAATCAGATTTTAAGTATATGGACATCTTGGAGTTCCTCTTCTCGCAGATCAGCCCCGTGTCGGCAGGTGAAATCGGCAGGGCGCTCGGCATGGATGTCAACACGGCTATGAATCACATCCAGGCTGGAGTTGATTACAAATGGATTCGATCTGTTGGGACGTTGTACGAGCCGGGACCGAGGATGGCAGGGCTCTATGCTGCGTATCTGCAGGGCTTGAAAGACCGTAAGGCGGCTATTGACCGCGAAATTTCGACACTGGAGGTATGAAATGGGGGGGGGCATGGGTGAGGAAAAAGATTCGAGCGTATTGCTGTGGCTGACGGGAACTGCTGCCACGGATCTCAATTTTAAGCGGGAGCTCGAGCGGGCCAATCGCGCCACTGTCGAAGCGGCACTGGAGCACATCGATGGTCTCCCGGGGAACAGGATCAGAGAAAAAGCGCTGCGCCAGAGGCTGGAGCAGTTGGCGGCCGAGCCGATGCCCTCCAATCAGACCATTGTCGACACTGCCAATCGCCAGCAGCGCACCACGGAGCTCGAGCTCGCGACGCTGCAGGCTGATCGTGAATTCGAGACTGCACAGGTCGAGCTGCAGGGCGAGAAGGAACGGAACATCGCCGAGGCATACGAAACCGCGGGAATGCTCAAGGGGCTCAATTTTGTAAAAAAAGTGGTGACAGTCGCCGAAATAGTGCGGCTTGACTTGGTCAAGAAGTCCAAGGGGTATAAGGGTATCGGGACATGGGATGATTACTGTAAATATGTGGACTTAGACCGTCATTCCATCGACCAGCAGCTTAAAGCCTTGAATACTTTTGGTGAAGATTTTTTGGTGACGATCTCCAATTTTGGTCTTGGCTACCGCGAAATGCGCCGGCTCCGCCAGCTCGCCGGCGAGGGGGTTATCGAACCCAGGGAGGGGGAAATCGCCATAGCCGGTGAGGTCATCCCTATCGATACCGACCACACGGAGGTACTCCGTGACGCCATCGATCATATCCTAACCAGCAACGCCAGGTTGGCTGCCGAAGTAGAAAAACTCACCAAGAAGAAAGACTCCATCGTCGCCGCGGAAACCAAGGCCTTGAAGGCGGAAAAGGAAATGGCGGTGAATGAGTATCAGCGCCTGAAGCTGCTTATGCCCGATGATCGCGACCGCGATTGGAGCGTCAAGGTGCTCGGGGCGATTGCCAAGGATTGCAGCGACTTCACCCTCGCCGTCTCCAAGTTCATCCTGGACCCGCGCCTGAAAGGGGACAGGAAGCTGGAAGCGCAGATCGATTCCCATATCACCGAGATGGAGATGACTCTCAAGGATCTCCGTGACCGTTTCGAGTCCGAGCACGACATCTACGGAGACTAGCCATGGCCGCTGCGCGCGATATCGATCCCTCGTTTATCAGCCTGATAGTTGCGGATTGGGAAAAGCAGCCCCATGGCCAGAAGGGCATCGTAGTCCAGAAATGGGCCACGATACTCGGAGTCTGCAAGCAGACGGTCCAGAAGGTTCTGCCGAAGAACCCCAAGAGGAAGAAGCGCGAGGGCGAGCGCAAGATCGCCGGCCTGGAGGATGCCACGCGGATCGTCGCCATGCTCAAGTACCGCGCTCCGGAGCACCGGGGCACTATCCCGACACGGGACGCTCTGGAGAATGCCATTTTGAACGGCAAAATAGGGCCTGAATTCGCGGACGTCCATCCGAGCACCTTCGACCGCGTGATGCGTGATCTGGGGATTAACCCGAAACGCCGCCGGGTGGAACGGTTTCAGTCAGATCGCCCCAACGAAATGCACCACATGGATGCCTCCACTTCCGACTGTTTCTACGTTTACAAGCGGCTGCCTGATGGAGATTTCCTTCTGAGGCTGCATAAGGGGCACCGGGATTACAAGAACAAGCCTATCCCGGTGGATGCACTGCGGCCCTGGTACTACGGGGTGGTGGATGACCATTCGGGCATTATGCGCGCTCGGATGATCGCGGCCACAGGGGAGTGCGCGGCGGATAATATCGACTTCCTATGCTCAGCCTGGGAAGAGATCGGCCTACCGGAGAAGCTCAAGGGTGATGAGGGGCCCATGAAGAAGAACCCCGCGGTGAACGAACTGATCGACAGGCTCGGTATCGAAATCGACCCTTCCATTCCTGGCGATAAGGAGGCTCACGGCAAGATCGAGGTGATCTGGTCCAAGATCTGGAGGAGCTTCGAAAAAGCCTACTTCATGAATAGCGACTGGAAGACTTTCACGATCACCATGTCCGAGCTCATGTCCCGCTTTAATCGCTGGGTGGAACGCTACAACTCGAATCGCCACCGGTACGAGCGCAAGCTCACCAAACAGCAGGCCTGGGACCGGATCAGTCTCAATGGAGGGGTCGTGAAAATTCCGGAAGGTGCCCTGAAAACCGTAGCTCGGCGCTGGTCGCGCACCGTGGACCAGGCAGGGTGTTTTTCCATTGATACCGTGATCTACGAGGTTAAGAGGTTACACGATGCCAAGGTCTGGGTGCTGCAAGGCGTCTTCGACGACAAGATGGCAGTGATTGACAAGGCGGACGGCAAAAAGTACGAGGTGGTCGACTTCAGACCGAACCGGATAGGTGAATTTCATAGTAACCGGGAAACCGGCTACGAGCAAACCCGCAAGGCCGCCGCCGAAATGCAGGGTGTGGAAAACCTGCTCTATACCGAGCAGCACGCGGCCTTCCTGGCCGGGAGCCGGCCCAAGAAAGTGACAAAGATGCCGACGCGGGTGAAAGAGGTTCGGCAAATCGAAAACCCTCTCGACCTGGACACCTATCCCTCTATCGCCGCAGCGATGAAGGATTTCCACGCCTTGGTGGGGTTCTTCCCTGAGGGAGATGATTACGAGGTCGTTACTGCTTTAATCGTGGAAAGCGGTCTATCTCGGCGGTTCGTGGTTGGACTGGCGGCGGAAGTTGGAGTGACGCAGGCAGCTGCGATGTGACGCAACATGGCCTCGAGGTGGCACCCTCGAGGCCATCAACCCAGCTGAACAAATGGAGGAAACGACATGAGTATGACGCGTTTGGAGTTGTTTTGCAACCTCGGATACAAGACGGATCCGCTGAGTACCGCGTGGATTGAGACCGGGGACCAGGCAAGGATACGCCGCATTCTCGTCATGGGGGTGGAATCCCGGGCTATGATCTCGATCGTGGGGCCCCCTGGAATCGGAAAATCCGAGACGGTAGAAAAAACCTTGGCGGGAATCGGCGCCACCATCGTCACGGTGGAGAAGGCGGACAAGTCGCGGGTCAGCATCGGGGATATCGAGGTCGCGATGATCCTTGACCTGTCGGACGAAAAGCCCCTGGGCGGAGAGAAACAGGGGCGCCAGCTGCGCCCCATTCTCGGCGCTGCCACGACCGGGCGGAAGAAGGTTGTGTTGGTGCTCGAAGAGGCCCAGCGCCTCCACGCGGCCACCCTGAAGAGCCTTAAAACTTTACGCGAAAAGAGGTGGATGGGGGAGAAGGAGCTTTTCACCGTGGTCCTGATCAGTCAGAGCGACCCGATGGCGCGCCCGGGTCTCTCTGAGGTTCGGCTGCGCACTGACTGTGTGCATATGCGGGGATTGTCGGCTACAGAGGCCGGCAATTATATTCGAGGCACCGTAGGGAAACACTTCGAGGAATCTGCGATTGACGCTCTCGCGGAACTCCCCGCGGCAAGCAACTTCCTGGAGCTGCAGGAACTCCTGGTGACCGTGCTGATCCACGTAAAGTCGGCTAACCGGGACATGGTCACCGCTGAGGATGTCTTGGAGATCGCGGCCGAAAAGCAGATGGTGGCGCCGAGCCCGAACACTCCCGCCAAGGCACCCAAGGCCCCCACCGCACCCAAGAGCGGACAATCGGCGCTCAAGGAGGTGTTGTTGAGCAGGACCGGCGGGGCTGCTCAGGCAGACAGGGAGGCTATCAATGCTTAGGATCAGGCAGTGCTTCAAGCAGTGCGGCATCATGCAGCAGGAGTTGGCCTCCGCCACCGGTTGGTCGAAGTCGCTGATCAGTCGGGTGTTCTCTTCTGGCGAACTGCCGGTGGATGTCGAGAAGTTCAAGAGGGACCTTGCAACGTTCGCTGAATACACTCCCGTAATACAGGAATGGCTAGTGATGCATGATATGTGCGCGGTTGATCTGCTCAAACCGGAAGGCCATGACGACCTGGCAGGTCTTGGGCTTAACGCCTACTTAGATGGGCAGATCGACCAAGCTTTAGATATCATCTTCCACATCACGGGGTTTGCCGCGGTGAACGGCGCTGAGAACTTCCAGGTACAGACGCTGGCTAAGGTCTCCCACTATCTGTTAATTACGCTCCGCAACCTCCCGATCGGCATGGACGCCCTAGGGGAAATTGAAGTGGAGGTAAACCGTCTCCTCCAGGAGGGGGTCTGGCCGTGAACGAAATGGGAGAAGTCAAGGGCGCCGGCCCGGCCTGGGGGTGTCTCAGGTTCGGGCTAGCCGGGCACGATTATCTGACCTGCCCGAAGTGCTTGGAAATTTTCGCCGCCGTCATGGGGCATAGACGAAAGGAGAAAGGCGATGACTAAACGAGGATCTGGCAGATTGCTGCGTTGGTATAAGAAGTTCACCAATTTTTTCCGCTCTCCGAAAATCTCGGATTACCGGACCACGTCTTCGGTGGAAAAGCTGTATTACGGGGGAGCACTGCAGAATCAAAAGTTGACTGGTAACTCGCTGGCGAGAAACCAGAAATAGCAGGATTCAGTCTGAAAAGGAGGCTACATACATGGCATCGCTGGCACTGGTAGAGCAAAAAACGCAGGAATACGCGGCGTCGCGGCAAAATCTGAACGACCTGGTGTACCTGCTCAACGAAAAGATCGTCATCCTGAAGGAGGAGCACCTCCCGGGGATCCGGGAGGCGGTGGCGGAGACCGCCAATAAGAAGGAGGCGCTGTCGGCCGTCCTGGAGGAGAGCAAGGGGCTCTTCGTGAAGCCAAAGACCATGATCATCATGGGGATCAAGATCGGCTTCGCCAAGGGGAAAGGGAAGCTGTCCTGGGACACTCCGGAGATGGTGCTGAAACGCATCAAGGCGCTCTTTACGGAGCCCAAGGAACAGTCGCTCTACATCAAGACCAAGGAGACCCCGATAAAAAAGACGCTCCAGGACCTCCCGGCCGGGACCCTGAAGAAGCTCGGCATCACGGTCAGCGACGTGGGAGAGGTGGTGGTGATCAGCCCGACCGACAACGAGATCGACAAGCTGGTGGACGCGCTGCTTAACAACGCGACGGCTACTGCGGAAGAGATGGAGGATGCGGCATGACACTAGCAGCGCAGTGGGCAGATTTCGATAAAAGAGCTCTTAAAGATAGGAGCAAGGCTATCCGCAAAGAAATGGAAAAGATCTTCTTCATGGGGGCCTTGACCGGATTGGCAGCCTTCCAAAAGGCAGGTGATTCGGAAGATCAAGAGCAGGCATTCGTGGCGATGGAAAAGGTTGAGACTGAGATCAGGGAGTACTTCAAGGAAAAGAAAAAATAGTCACCAGTTTGACCGGTGAAGCATCGGCCGCGGCTCATTCGCCGCGGCCCTTATTTCAACCGTCAAATCGGGTTGGATGGGAACTATGGGAGGGATGGGGATTATGGGCTCCGAGGAAACTGGCACTATCCATTTCGCGAAGTATGAGACCAGTGAGCGGCTGCAGATTGTGCTGGCGCTGATGCTGGACGGCCAACAGAGGACGACGATGGAGATCATCCGCGGCTCGGGGATGGTCGCCATCAGTTCGGCTGCCTGCGAGTTGCGCGCCAACGGGTTCCGCATGGAATGCGTGAAGCGGACCTCCCCGGCCATCTACCAGCTCTTCGATGTGGAGGAGGCCCGGGCTCTTTCGGAGCGGCTGCTGACGCGGCGGGCGGTGGTCAATGGGTAAGCCGGCAAAGACGAAGCTGTTCGTGGATATCGTGGCGGAGTGCGCGACTCACGGTAGGTTCCAGGTGCGGAAGAAACCGAACAAGAATCCTCCCGGATCGGGGACTACCTTGACCGCGGGGTACTACCAGGCGGTCAAGTGCCCGGTGTGCCCCTTCTGGGGCAAGATTATCTCTCAATCCCTGGTTACTGAGGTTGAGACCGCGGCGGCCGCCCAGGGGAGTCTGCTATGAGGGACGATTATGCCGTTGATGATTATGTCGCCCTGGATCCGAGGCCGGACCGGACTCCGGCGCCGGCTGGAGATGTCGCTGCCTTCATGGCGCTGCACCTGTTCACCTGCCAGCTGCTCGCCGCTCGGATCACGGCGAGGCAGTGCGAGCTGAATCGGGCCAGTGGGCATGTCAGCTGCGTGGTATGCATTCAGCCGCGGATGCAGGCGACGCCACTGCCCAAGAAGGTTAAGCGCCGCAAGGGCGAAAACGATGGGGTCTTTAAGCGGAGGATAGCTCGGACGGATCGGTCGGATTGGACCGATGTGGTGCAGGTTGAACCGGAACCGTGCCGGCCTGTGCCGGCTAAAGCGGCAGAGGGCAGAGGGCAGAGGGCAGAGGGCAGAGGGCAGAGGGCAGAGGGCAGAGGGCAGAGGCGGCCCGGCCGGCGCTTGATAAGGTTGCATTAGAGGTACTTTTTGTTATGTCGCGATGCCTGAGAAATGCTCAGGCATCTGCCATCCTGGAGGGGAGATGAACAAAAATGTCAAAAATGTCATTTTGGATACTGAGGTTGAGATGATTATCGGGTTGCCGCGCTTCGAGCGTCTTGCCGAGTCCGACATCTACATGGCTGCCGTGATGGCTGGCCTGAAGGTTCGCACTCCGGAGGAGGCGCTGAAGGCGGTTACCACGATGCAGGTGGAACTCGACCGGCTGAAGGCCGCGCTCGAAAGCTACGAGCTCGATGCTCTCTGCAGCTGCGCCGCATGAACCGGGACGGAGATCAGGTGGACTCGAGCGGATGGTGGCAGCTTAGGCTTGGGTTGGACGGATTTGAGGGGGGGGGGGGAGCCTCCCTACCCGATGGGAGGAACAAAGGATGACGGTACGCAATTACCGCAAGTTTGCCGAGCTGCCGATCAACGGCAAGCAGATCACGGTCATCAAAATGGCGGTGCGGGCTCTGGGGATCGATGACGCCGATTACCGGGCCGGGCTGGAGGAGCGCTTCGGGGTGAGGTCCTGCACCAAGCTCAGCTTCAACCAGGCCACGGTTTACATCAAGGAGCTGGAGGGGAAGGGCTTCACGATCGACCCCAGCAAGGGCAAGTCGCGGCCGGCCAAGGCGGCGCCGGCGAAGGGGACAGCACGGCCGCCGATCAGCCGCGCGCCCGGGAAGATCGTGGGGCTTGCCACCAGGGGCGAACTGGAGAAGGTCGACCAGGTCGCGCAGCTGATCGCATGGCGAGTGGAGAACGGGCTGGAACTCTTCCTGGAGAAGCGCATGAGGATCAAGGGCGGCAAGATCCGGACCTCGGCTGAGGCCTATCTCGCGATCGAGGGGCTGAAGAAGATGTTCGAGAACGGGATGAAGAAGCTGCACGGGGCTGATTGGTGGGTCAAGGGGGAGTACTCCTCGGAGGTTGCGGAGTATATCCGGATTCATAAGCCGATGGAGTGGAGGTAGGCCATCGTGTGTGAATATTTTGAAATCATAGACGGGACCCTCGATGATTATGAAATAAGTGCTGATGCCTATCTGCCTTTTATCGAATGGAAAGAGAAGTACTGCGTAATGCTTGAAGATTATCCTGAGACGTTTGACTTGAAATTGATCTACCTGGATATTGCTTGCGCTACATATTGGCTAGGCCTGCCGGTCCCGATTGAAGTGCTTCCGCTTAGGAATAGGCTGAAGGAATCCCAACTTTCTCTGGTTGACAAGGTGATGCACCGAATTTTGGTCTATTGTGGCTGGCCGCGCACATACGCGGGACTTTATGACGAATTTCAGAAGCTTCGGGTACCTGCTACGCGTAGCAACCATATCTTTGCTGGATGCCCGGTGCTTGCAAGAAAAGATGAAATTATTTTAGATCTGTAAGGCCTCGGACGGATCGGTCGGATCGGACCGATGAATAAACTTTGGTGGTTAACCTATTGGAGGTAGGCATGGATGCGAAGGGGCTTGCAGAAGCGGTAAGGGAATTGGGGAAGACGCTTAGCGAGGTGGCTGAGGCTACGCGTGAGCCCTTTGATGCAGAGCTCGACACGGCTAAGTATCTGCTGGATGTGCTGGCGCATGTGGTCGAGGGGAAAACTGTGGCGCGGGCTTTCGGCGCACCGGGTGACTGGGGATACGGGACGCCGATCGGCAAGGCGCTGGCCACCAACATTCATCCGGTTGATCCCGGGAGAATGGACCAAGTGCGGCACTTGGAGATGAAACTTAAGGCGCTGCGGATCGTATTGGCCGCTGTTGCAATAAAGGCCGATGTCTCAAATGACGAACTGATTTTTATGCTGAAAGAGGCCGAACAGGGGCTGGACTGAAATGACTCAGAAAGAACTCGCCGAAGAGAAGCTGATAGGGATGCTGCAGGCCGCGGAGCTGCCGGTACGAGGCAGCTACCGGTGCGGGGAGGTTCAGGCCATCCTGGGCATCGGCCGGGCCACCTTTTGGCGGCTGATGGGCAGGGTCGAGAAGGATGAGCACGGGCGCCTGGTCCATCCGGACTGCCTCGACTCCTTTTCGCTCCGGACTCAGCGGCGGGTGAGCTACACGGAGCTGGTTGAGTTCCTGGCCCGGAATAACAGTTACACGCGAATGAATGCTGTCGACCCCATGCAGATGGGGCTATTCGAGTAACACTTAAAAAGGAGATGGAGATGATCAAGCCTACAATTGGTAGAATCGTTCATTACACACCTGCTAGCCGGGGCCAGGACAATGAAATGGCGGCCAGTGGCGGAAAACTGGCTGCCATGATCTGTGCCGTTTGGTCAGACACCTGCGTCAACCTGGTGGTGTTCGACGGCAATGGGTCGCTTTTTAGCAGGTCCAGCGTCCTCTTGATACAAGAGGACAATGCAATTCCCTTGGGAGGTATGTACTGCGAATGGATGCAGTACCAGACTGGCCAAGCTGAAAAGACAGCTCAGCTGGAAAGGGAGCTCGCCAAGAAGGCATTCCAACCCAAGGGGGCGTTCGTAGAAGAAGTCTTTGCCGCGATCGAAAGCGAGCGGGAGTACCAGGAGCAGAAGTGGCCAGGTCATCATCACTCGGTAGGGGAGTGGCTTCTCATCATCGAGAAGCTCTGCGCCGACGCTTGGCGCGCCTGGGTGACTGGGCATGGCGACAATTCGGCGCTCCATGAGGTCCGCCAGATCCACCGCAACGGGGGTCGCTTGCATGGAGCAGTGCGGCGCACCTCACCGCGGGGAGCCGATAACTTAAGTTTGACTTTGCCCGTCGATCTGGGGATATAGAGGCTGAACACGCACAACCACCCGCCAAATGCTGTAACCCCCTACATAGAGTATCAAACTGCATCAAATGAACGCGCCTCCCGGCGCGTTTTTCATTAGTATCCCACCTGTCAGGTTAATCGTTTGCCCGCTCTTGGTGCCCTCCTTCGAGAGCGTGGCTTTTTCGATGTCCAGCCCCACCGGGCACTCACATACACCAGAAAAACCCAGGGCCGATGTCGGCCATCGTGCAGCACCAACATGAGGGGGGAGGGGCTTTTGCCCCTCCCCTGGAGACGTAGGAGCGATCCGAATGGCTGAATTTATTGTGGCTCACAGATTGACCATGGGGGACGAGGGCGAGTACGCAAATAACCCCGCGGACCACGGAGGGGAGACCTACAAAGGGATCTCCAGG